GACCTTGACTGTCTTGCAGATGATGTTGTTGCCGTTGGAATCGAGGTGCGTACTCTCTTTGATCTCGAAAAGCCCCAGCTCCATGCCCTTCTGCGTCGGCATATTGCGGCTCGATCCGCGCTTGATGAGGTATCCATTATCCCGAAGCCACGCGAACAAACGCTTCTGCCCGATGTCCACGCCGTTCTGTTTCAAGAGCTTTGCCAGCTCTCCTACGAGGATGGAAGACTTTGACGCGCTCACCGCATCGGCAAACAGGGCTTTCGGGTGCATCTCCGCGATCTGTGCGTTCTTCTGCTCGATCTGCCGCTGTGCTACAAGGATTGCCTTTGCCATAAGCTCCGCGTCGGTCATCGTCTCCTGCCCGGATATGTACCCGCCGGTCTTGCGGATGGACGGGAGAACATCGGATGTTACCCAGCGCTTGAACTTCTGCGCGTTCGGGAGCTTGCTCCCGAAGATGAGGGAATAAAGCCCGCTCTCGTTGATGATTGTCGCGATCTGATCTCTCCCGATGGAGTCACGAATCGTTACCCCATCGTCTATACGCTTGTCATCTGAATCAACGTGATCGGCGAGAGCCTTTCGCGGATTGCTGTACCCCAGCGCCGCCGCCACGTCCTTGCCGACAAGCCACGGCTCGCCGTCTACTGTCATGCCTCGGATTGTGCCGAACTCATCGGCGGTGAATTTCTGCAATTCGTTCATTCTTTATCTTCCTTCTTCTCGGCTTTGATGCCGTCAAGTCTGCCCTGCAAATAGCCGCGGACATAATCCGCGCCGTCCGGCGGTGGTTATCGCTCGATATCGAGCACCTTTGCAATCGCGTTGGCAATCTTGTCATTCTCGCGTCTGCCAGCCATGAATGCGTTGATCGTGCTGACGGAGTATCCCGTCATCTTGGCAATGTCGCCATTGGTAAGCCGCCGCAGCTTCTTCTGCTCGGCGATCTTACCGCGGAAAAGCTCGTAAATTTCCATCACCCCCTTGTGTGCGTTTTGTAAAAAACATTGACTTTTTGCGGCAAAAAGATTATTGTGAAAGTGCCAGCAATCACAATACGGTTTTGCAGCTTTTTCGGAAATCCTTTCCGTTAAGGCTTGGTTTTTTGTTGCCTTTTTCGTGCAATGGCTTTTACATCGATTACTATACATCAAAAATTATTGTAAGTAAATAGGAAAATCTCTAATTTTTGATGTTTGTCAAAGAGAACAAAAAAGCAGCCCCGCAATTAGCGGAGCTGCACAAAGGGGATAATATAAAAATGAGCAATAAGAAAAGGTATTACATTCCAGGCGTCGATACGATAAACCAGATGGTTGAAACACCAGCGTCAAAAGAGCGGACGGATAAAAAACGTTTTGTTTGGAACACGATTATTTCTGCTATATCTGCCGTCGCTGCCGTTGCCGCCGCCATAGCGTCGTTCATCGCTTTGAAGTGTTAGACTTGCATTTTCCGCATACGCAGCGGAATATGCCGTTTTTGTCCCTTCCGCAGTTTTTGCCGACGATTGCATACCCGTTTTTGCTTCCCGGCGTTTTCGCCGCTTTCATCGCCGTATCCTCCTTTTATTTTATTTTACAAAACAATTAAAACATCAAAATTTCGCGTAAGTCAAGAGGTATTTTATGTTCTACGATAACTTAAAGAACCTTTGCAATCAGCGAGGGGTTAAGGTTACTAACGTAATTACGTCATTAGGAATAAGTCAAGGGAGTATGTCGCATTGGAAATCCGGCGGCGTTCCAAATGCGAAAACGCTAAAAATGTTTTCCGACTACTTCGGCGTCCCTGTTGATGCTCTTATATACGGTGACAGTGCTGCCAGCAATCCGACCCCGGCCATCATTGCAGGCGTTTCGGATTCCAAAAGAGAAATGATCGAACTGATTCTTTCCCTGCCGGATGATAAGGTCAAGATTCTGCATCAGATAACAAAAGCTGCACTTGATTTATAAACCATTCAAACTGCTCCTCCGTCATTTGGCAGATCATTTCTACAAGCTCTCTCCGTTCCTCGTTCATGCTCTTCCTCCGTTATGTATTCATAAAATTCAAGCAGGAAAATAATCCGCCGGGCGTCTCGCTCCGGCGCATCAATAGGCGTTTGCATTTTCTCACTTCATTAAATTGTTATTTTTCGACAAATTTCTCCTTGAATCACTCGACGAAAAGAGTTATTCTAAACATAGCCACCGCAAAAATTTAATAGGAGATTGGATGTTATGAGAAAGAAACTGCTTGCCCTTGCCTTGGTTTTTGCGCTCGTTTTCACGCTTTGCGCGTGCGGCGCGGAGGCTCAAACGGCGAAAGAAGAAACAAGCCCGGTTGTTGAAGCGACAGCCACGCCGGAGCCAACGCCAGAACCTACGCCGGAGCCGGAACCGGTAATTGATTACGAAATAACGTACACAAACTGCAAAGTTGGAACGGATGACGCCGGGCGAAACACATTTGCTCAAATCCTTTTCGTCGTCGAAAACAAAGGCGACTGCGATATAACGTTAGGTTATGAAAAACCGAGCTATGTCGATCTCGTGGACGAAGCCGGAAACATTGTCGAGACAAAGCCCGTCGGCGGCGGTTACCCAAGCGTAATAAAGCCGGGCGGAAAATCGTACTTCTTCCAGAAAGAAGTTATCACAACCGAGGAGCGGAATCTTACCGCCGTTCCGTCCATTGACTTTCAACAAGCGTTCGAGGAAATTACTTTTCTGCCGACAAAGGACGTGACCTTCGGCAGAGACACCCGCCCGTATAACCCGTCCGGTGTCATTGCTTCCGGCATTGTGGAAAACACGACCGGAAAAATGGTAACCTATTGCAACGTTTATGTTGTTTTGTTCTCCGGTGATGATCCGGTCGGCGTCATATCGTCTTATATCTCCGACCCGATACATGAGGACAGCGAGGCGGAATTTGAGACAATGGACGGGAGAGAAATGCTACGCTTTGTAAACTTTAATGATATAACATCTTATGAAGCGTTTGCTTACATCCTAAAGTGATAAGTGCCCCGGCATTGGCGGCAACCTCTGCCGGGGCTTCGAGGATGTGGTAAACCGACACGTCTGCCACGATTCAAGCGTACCCGTTTGTTTTTACGAAGTCCATGTTGGAAATCACGATTCAGGAGGAAAAACTACAAATACATTCCCAAAACTTTCTGGAAAAACAACAACTGAATGGAGATGGAGAGAGTGTCCGCGCTATCGGAATTGCAGCCTTATTTGGATTCATACCCGGACAAAATCCGCAAAGCGAAAAACGCAAGCGGCTTCACGCTGCAAGAATTGTCTGACCTGTCAGGTGTCCCTTACAACAACATTTGCGACACGAACGCGGGGCGGGTGAAACAGCCGCTCCTTTTTTATGCCGCGGCGACTTGTAAGGTGTTGAATCTGTCGCTGAACGAGCTTGTCGGTCTGGACGAACAGCCGGACACGCAGCACATCCACGACCTTGAATTGGAGATCGCCAGGCTGAAAGGCGAGACGAAGCGTTTGGAAGAGCTGAACGCCGTGTTGACCGCGCAAGCGGCGCGGTATCGCACGATCATTTTTATGCTGCTCGGTGTTTGCGCTCTTCTGCTCGTATCAGTAATTAGCTATATCGTCTTCGACATACAGATCACGACCGCTGGGCTTTTCCGGTCAGCAAAAACAAGCACGCTTGCGGTGTTCCTGGGCCTTGTCGTTCTCGCCGCCGTCGGCGCCATCGGGTACGCCATTTATACGATCCACAAAGGGAGAAAGAAATGAAGCTGACACACGGGGCGTACATTCTCGCCCGGTTCTCGACGGACAATCAAGAGGTAGACAGCATCGACGTGCAGGTGCAGAAGTGCCGCGAATGGTGCGAACGGGAGCATCTGCCGGTGCTGGACGTGTTCGCGGATGAGGCTACATCCGGCATGAAGGACACCCGCCCGGAGTATTCTCGGATGATGCGGAGGCTCGCCGAGGGCGGCGCGGATACCGTTGTTATATATGATCAGTCACGTATGTTCCGCAAGCTGACGGCGTGGTTTCAATTCCGTGAACAAGTCGCGTGCTACGGCGTGCGCGTCGTTGCAGTTACTCAGCCGATCATCGGCGGCGATCTGCGAGATCCAATGACGTTCCTCTCTGAGGGCAGCATGGCGTTGATGAATCAGATGTGGGTATTGCAGACGCGCCAAAAGGTCATCGCCAAAATGCGCTATATGGCAGAGCAGGGCAAGCACACGGGCGGAAAGCCGCCGCTCGGGTACGACGTGAGGGACGAGCGCCTTGTTGTCAACGAGGAAGAGGCGGATACCGTGCGGATCATCTTCGGGGATTATGCCGCCGGTTCGTCCTATATCAATATTATCCGAAAGCTAAACGGTCTTGGGCGGCTGACAAAGGCCGGAAAGCCGTTCGGCAAGAACAGCCTGTATGAGATTTTAAAAAATGAGAAATACATCGGGACGCTCGTCTACGGGAAAGTAGAGCAGCGCCCGGACGGACAGCGGAACAGCCACGCCGTTTCCGATTCCGTCATACGAATCGAAAATAAAATCCCGGCCATCATCGACCGGGCAATATGGGATATGGTACAGAAAAAGATGAAAGCGAATCAGAAAGAAAAAGCCGGACGACCGGCAAAGCGGGACTACCCGCTTAAAGGAAAGGTGTTCTGCCGAGAATGCAAGTCCGCCATGTCATTGGAGGGATCGCGCGGGTACTACTATTACGTCTGCGGGAAGCAGCGCCGTACGTGCGATTGCGACGGCTCGCGGATAAAGGTCGATCTTCTCGAACAGCTCATCGCCGATGCCATGCGGGAAATTATCGGGAACCCGCAGAACGTCGAGTACATCATCCAAATCGTCCGTGAGGAGCGCGGAAAAATCATTGACACCGCTGCACAGCAAATGCAAATCCTATTCGCCAGAAGCGAAGAGATCAACAAGCAGCTCGACGCAGCCACAAACGCCGTGCTCGCCGGAATGCTCAGCGATACGCTGATGGACAAGGTTCACGCGCTGGAGGCAGAAAGAAACGAGATCGACCGCGAAATGGCGAAACTGAAACACAGCGCCGATTGTGCGGCCATGCCGGATGGACAGCTTAGAACGTTGTTAAACAGCGCAGCAGGCGATGTAACCGCTCTTTTATCGTTGGTAATGCGTGTGGAAGTAGGCAAGGAAGAAATCGTTGTATGGACGCTCCTTGACGCAGACCCGAAGGGGCATTTTGATTTCTCCGAAGACGGAACGAAAATTGACTTAAAAACGGATGGCGGGGGCGCTTATGAAAATTCATGGTGTACCCTCGCCTCCACCATGAATTTTCATAACTTTTTCATCGCGGGCGGGCTGCTGAGATTCAGCATTCCGCGAAAGAAGCGCCGGGGTTGATCTCCGGCGCTTTCTTTTTGAAAAAAATTTTTTGTTTTTCTTGACTTTGTACGTACAATGGTGTACGATATGATCGTAAGGGCAAGGGATGAACGCCCGAAGAAAGGAAGAACAACCATGAAAAACGAATTTACGAAAGAAAACGCCCACGAGTGGACAGAGCTTGACCACGTTTACATTGTCCAGGACGAGCCGATCAGCGGCACCGGCGATTATTTTGAAAAGGCTTTCCGGACGCAGGAAGAGGCGAACGACGACGCCCGCGAGCAGTGGCACTACCTGACAGACCGCGAGCGCAAGCAGCGGCACATCTGGGTGTTTCGCGTTGATCGCGAAGACCTCGACCAGAGCATCGCAAACGAAGACCTCCCGATTGACTGGAAAGCATACGGCTGCACCGGATCAACCGAAGGTTGCTTCGACAGTGCGGAGGGGAAATAATGGCAAAGACCGAGCGCGTCAATCTCCGCCTCACGCCGGAGATGAAAGAGAAGTTGCAAAAAGCCGCAGATGCGGAGAACCGGACGCTGACAAATTACATTGAAAACATAATCATCAATGCATTAAAAGAGGAGGGCTGAAAGGCCCTCCTTTTTTCTTTGCTCACTCAACGATACACTCGTAATACCGCACGAGCTTATCTTCGTCCGCGTCCTTATCGCAAAGGAACGCTTCGGCAAGGTCGGCGTAAAACTCCGTGTTGTTGACGTTGAATTTCTTTGCCACCTTGAAGTAGTCCGAGTACAGCATGTTCATGGCGACATAGAACTCCATCGGATCGCAGTCTATTTTCTTCTGTTCAAGAAGATTCTTGGTCTGCTCGTAGCTCCAATGCGCGCCCCTGCTGCCGTCCTCGTTCTCAAGACCGCGCATCCACTCGTCCGCCATTTCGCGGGTCATACGGTCGTACCCTCCGGCATAGCCGCGGTCGTACTCTCCGACGTAGCTCTCACCCATGCGCGGCTCGTAGGAGAATCCGATTCTGCGGCGGTCATCATAGTAGTCCGTGTATTCGTCGCGGTAGTCATTGCGCGGGGCATAGCGCCCATTGTTGTAATGCTCACGGCCTCGGCTGTCGCGGTATCTGTCCTGCGGCTCATAGTCACGGTTGTTCTGTGTCTGGTAGTCTCGGATGCGTCTTATTCTGTCCGCTCTCATGTCGTCGCTCCTGTCTCCGCGTTAATGGCGGTAAGATCATTGCTCGGCGAGCAGCACGGTTTCCCGATCATTCGGAACGTGCCGCCCGTGGCGTTTGTGACTACTGTCGTGCTGTACTTCGTCCGCGTCCGCACACCACACGCAGTTACGGGAGCGCAGCATCGATTCGTCAGCGGGAACTGCGCCGTTCCCGCGCCAATGGTGAACACGACCGGCGCGTTAATCGTCGCCGTCGTTGGGATGCTCTGCGCCAGAACGATGCAGTATTTTTCTCCGTTGGAATAGTTGCCGTCCGGGAGGTTGACAACCAGATTTCCGCCGGTAAACGTGATCGCCTGGCTAAGAATCAGCCTTTTGCAAAGCTGACAAACGGGTTTGCAAGCCATTATAAACTCCTTTCAGGGGCGGGATTTCCCGCCCCGATTAACGTTGGTTCAGTAGCCGCAGCCGCTGCAAGTGTTCGTGTTGCAGCAATACGGGTTGGCGACACTGTACGCGGGAATAGGAGACGGGCGAAGCGCATTGATGAGCGTCGCGTTCTGTGCGCTCTGCGAAGCGGCAAGCCGCAGCGCCTGATTGTCCGCCTCAAGGGTCTGGATTTTGCTCTGCGTGAGGAAGTCGAGGATAGCACGGGTTCCGGCGTTCTGGTTGTCCGTAATGTCGCGGGCAACGTTCTGGATGGTGTTCCGGGTATCACACGCCTGCGTAGCCATGTCATATCGCACCTGTGCGATAGCCTGCCGATTCTCGCAGCAGCAGTTCTGATCCTGCATCTGCATGGCGTTGAGCTGCTGCATGAGCGCCGCCTGCTGATTGCATCGGGCAAGCTCCGCCGCAGAGAATCCGCTCGTCACGGCCTGCGTCACACCGGCAAAGCCGTTGAGCATTCCGGTGTTCATCGCGTAGAAGCCGTCACAAACGCCGTTGTTCACCGCGTCGATCTTGCGCTCAACGTTCGCAAAGTCAGAGGTAAGAACATAGCCATCGACTACACCGCCGGAATTGCCGCCGCCGAAGCCATAGCCGCCGTTCCCCCAACCGAAAATCAGCGCAAAGATGATGATAGCCCACCAACCGTCGCCGCCGAAAAGACCGCCTCGGTTATTGTCGCCCTGCCCGGCAAGAAAGCCGTTCATAAAATCGTCTGCCATAGAAAAAACTCCTATCAGTTATTTACATCCGGGCGCGCGCCTCCCGGCTGCATTCGAGAAGCGGCTTTTAATCAAGATGCCGGAACTGATAGGAGAATGTTTATTTAAGCCCAAGACCTTTGGCGATTTCCTCCACGGTCGTTCCGCGTTCTTTCGCCATGTTCTCCGCCATCTGCCGGAGTTGGTCGGGCGTCTTGCCCTGAACCATCTTTAACGCCTGTTGCGCTCGCGGATCACGTCCAGCCATCTGCTGCATTAGCATCATCGGGTTTCCGCCGGTACGGGCGAGGCTTATCAAATTGAAAATAGGATTATTCATCGTCGTCTTCTACCCTCCGGCGCTTTTTCGCTGTCAGCTCCGCCCGCAGAGCGTCAAGGTCGGCTTTCGTCGCGTACTCTACAGTCGGAGCTTGTTCCGGGGTGAAGAGCTTGAAATCAAAGAAGTCGGAAGCCCCTGTCTGCTGATTAAAGCGTTTCAGGTATATCATTCCGTGCCCGATGTCCGGCATTACGACGCCGAGAGAAAAGTAGTCCGTGCTTGTGGCAATAGCCTCTTCGCGGCTTGTTACCGGCTTGCAGACGTATCCGGGCGCAATCTGCTGCATGGGCTGAGGTCGCTGATAGCCGCCGTAAAACTGCTGTGGCTGTTGGTAGTAGTTTTCCATTGCTTCACGTCCTTTCTGCCCCCATTGTCGCATAAAAAAAGAGGGCTAACCCATCGGTTAGCCCTCAAAAACCCATCAAAAACCCGTCATTCGATTGCAGCGGCGATCTTGTCCTTTATCGCCCGTATACGGCGCTCGACCTTTTCCGTGCCGTACAGTTCCTTGTCCGTCTGCATGGCGAAAGAAATTTGCAAAACGCTCATGCCCTTTGCCCGCAGGCGGAAGATTTTTAGTTCCTCGTCGGTAAAGCCGCAGTCCCGCTCAAACTGTTCGCGCAGCTCGCGCGGGAATTGCAGCTTATTCTTTGTCCCTGGCGTTGTTAAACTCCGTAGGAGGCTCTCTGTCGTCATTGGCTACACTCTCCATGTATGCGTTAAAAAGTGTCTCTGCGAGGCTTTCAGACGCCTCGACGCCATTGATGCGGCAGAATGTTTTTACGGATTCTTTCATGATTCCGCAGTGTCGGTTTACAAAGTTTTTGTTGCCGTCAGGCGGCTTTGAACTTATCGTTCATTTCCTTAACGGCGGCCTCAAGCAACACCTTAAGCTCGTCCTCCGTGGTTTTGATGCCCTTCTGTTCGAGCATGGAGGCAGCGACAGCCATGGCGCGGGACAGTTTCTCGTCGCCGTGGATATCCTTATACACCTGTTCAATGTACGCAACGGTAGTTGCCGCTACCTTGCGCTTGGTATCGGTGTTGACGTACTTTTCGTACAGCTTCGCGGCGTAAGACGCGGCAATGCCGCAGATGGCGAGGATAATGTACTTAATGATTTCCATGCCGTAGGTAGTGATGATTTCGTTCATTGCAAATTCTCCTTACTTCAAAAAATCGTTTTTCTTGAGATGCCCGGCGTATACGCTGTTAAGATGCTGGATGGTGTTTGCGGCGCGGTTGTTCTCATACAGCGGGTGGCCGGAGCAATAGTCCTCGTATCGGTCAACGTCCCGAAGAACGTCCGCCCAATGCTCGGCGGTGTGAAGAACGCCCTGCCGCACCTCATCGCCGAAGCGGAGGATGCGGCTTCGCGCCTCGTCCGCGCGGCACGCAGCGTCGTCCTCGATGTGCTTTACGAGCTTACCGTCGAGAGCGTCCAGCCGCTTCACGATCTCGTTGTTGTTCTTACGGTTGGCGAGGATCAGCGAGAAGATGCCAGCAACGGCAGCCCCGCCGCACGCGGTGATTATTGTCTTTATGATTTCCATTTTCTTCTCCTACTTTACTCCGAGGATACGGTTCACTTCGCCCTGCACGAGATCGTAAAACCACGTGCCGAGCTTCTGCTTTCGCTCCTCACCGTTGCCCCACTTCCCGTCAAGCACATCCTGCGCCATCGCCGGAATGCTCACGGTCATCCCGTCTTTCCCATCGGGATCCGTAGGGGAGGGGCTCTGCTCCTCCCGCTCCCCGAAGTACGAAAGCGGGACATGCATGATGTCAAGGTCAAGCGGCTCCCCGCGGTACTGGTGAAAGACGCATTTCCCAGAAAGATCGGGATAATGCTCCCCGTCGTTCCAGCCCCACGCCGCGATCCATTTGTCATACCCCGTGTCCCCGATGCGGTTTTCAAACCAGTCGAGATTTGCGTACACGCCGGTTTTGTTCCCGGCCTCTTCCATAGCCGCGCAGAACACCTTGCACATCGCGGTGATCGTCTCGTTAGACGGGAAGCCGTTCGTCTGCTTGTACCCGTCCGTGTCCTCCATATCAAACCAAACACCGAGCCGGGGCTTCCGGCCATTGAGGAAGCGCAGACACCGCTCCGCCTCCAATTTAGCCGTCTGCACATTCAGCGCATAGCTGTACCAGTAGATGCCCCACGGGATACCGAGCGCGTCGCATTTGGCAATGTTGCGCTCCGCCCATTTGTCGGCATTTCGGATGCCGTAGCCGCCGCGGATGATGACAAAGCCATCCTTGTACGGCGTGAAATCAAAATCGCCCTGATGCTCGGAAACGTCAATACCGTTCATTTCCATGTTCCTCCTGCTTTGAATTTTGCCAGCGCATTTTTCCAAGTACCGCCCTTGCGGTACAGCGTCGTTTGCTTCCACGTCCCGCCAACTTTTTCTTATGTGTGGTATTTCAAAATGACGTTTTTTGCTGTGCCGTTGTCGTTGTACATCCACTTTGCAACCTTTCTCGGCGTTCCGTTGTCGTTAAACACGAATGGCAAGCCGAGAAGCGCCGGGGCAGCAAAAGAAAATTCCTTTGTGACGTTGTCCACTTTCACGCCAACAACGACTTTGATAGACGCTCCGGCTGCCGCAATACCGGTGAAATAATACGTCTTTGTGCTCCCGCTGCTGCCGAAGCGCGATTCTGTGTAGGCTTCGCCCGTAACACCGGCAACATCGCAGCGATGATATGTTTTGTAGAAGTCCGTGAAGTTGGGATTCGTCAAATGAAATGTGCGGGTCTCAACGATTTTTAAGGCAAAGTTTGTCCCTTCGAGTCGTGCAATGGATATTGTTCCCGTAACGTCCACCTGGTTGTTGGAAATGTATATTGTATCCTTCTGCACCCACTCGCTTCCGCCGGGAAGTGTCGGGGCTGTTAAGCTCCATCCCATTCAACTCACCTCACACGATCTGCGCGTAGAAGTCGCCGCTCTGCCACTCGCTCGGCGGCGTTTCGCTCGTGCCGACATAGATGTGCCGCACCTGATCGGAGGCAATGCCGAACTTGGTGTAGGGGATGTCGTCGGCAAGCTGACCCGCGCCGACCGTCTTGTCCGCGATCTTCTCCGCCGTAACGACCTTGCCGCCGAGATTCGCTGTGCCTACCGCGCCGTTGGCGTTGGACAGCGCTCCAAGATTCGCCCGCGCCGTTGCTGCGTCTGCGGCTCCCGTGCCGCCGGAATCGACGGGTAGCGCGGTGGTCTTAAAGGCTGCTCGGATTTTTGACACGATGTTAGACCAAGGGGTTTTCCGATTCAGCGATACGGAAACATCATAGAACGGGAAATAGTCCCCGTCCGCAAGCGTCGCTTCTGCGGCAAGATCTTTTGTCGCCGCCTGTTTCGCTTCGATCGCATCCGGAATTGTAGTTTCATCATCTGCGCTCACGGGGATATCGTCGCCGGTTAACGTCACGTTGCCGGAGGCGTCCGGCGATTTCGCGTTCACTGACACGACAGAGCCGGAGCCGTTCATGCCGTTATAGACGGAGAATGTGGTAAACTCCCCATTGTCAAACGTGATTTTGTATGTGTCTGTTGTACCGGCGGCGTGTGTGCCGCTTTGCAGCGTGATGGACGCTATACCGTTGCCGTTCTTTACGTTGAACGTGGAGGTCGTTTCGTCCGTAAGCGTCACGGTGTAGGTATCCGTCAAGCCGTTAGTTCCGGTTTTGGCAATGCTCTTAATGGATGAACCGTTTGTCACGGTAAAGTTGGTGCTTGTGTTATCCGAGAACGAAATCTTGTAAGTGTCCACAAGACCGGACGTGCTGATTTTCGCAACGCTCGTAATTGCCCGACCATCCGTTCCCTTGTCGCCCTTCGCGCCGGTCGCGCCGCGTACCGAAGTAGTTTTTACCTCCGTATCGTCAGACATGATGAACGTCAGGGTATAGTCATCATTTAGGGTAATGCTCTTAATGCCGCCGTGCCCGTCAAGAGCCGTTGCAAGGTCGTTGATAAGCACCTGTCCGGTCAGGGACTTTGCCTGTCCTGCCTGTTCCATAACAAACAGGTCTGTCGTTGTTACGGTTGATGCTCTCGGAAGCTCGCCTACTGTTTTGTCCGCCAAGGATTAGCCCTCCTTCGTTTCCGCCGCCATCAATTTCTCAATAAGCAGCTTAATGTAAACAAGCTTCTCGAAATTCTCCCATCCATCGACGCGGAGAGTACCGAGAAGCTCCTTGATTTTGTTCAGTTCTTCCATGCTTAAACCTCGCTCGCGTACTTCTGCCGCAGCGCTGCCCGCTGTCCGCCGGTTTCGTTGACGAGGTATTCAAACTTCGTGTAATGCTCGAATACCGTCTCTTCTCCGTTTGCGGCTACATAGCGGATTTTCGCCGTTTTCTTTTCATCTCCGAAGATCGCCGCCGCTTCAACAAAAGAAATGCCAGTCAGAGTGACATACAGCAGCCCAACAGTAGCAAGGCCGCAGAACGCACACGGGTATTCGCTTCCGTCAAGAAAAATGATTTTGTCCATATATCTCCTCACTAATAACCAAGGCATTTTATTTGAACAGTATTCCCTACACCGTCTCTAAAAGTGTAAGTTGACAGATTTACAGTATACCCATACAGCCGAAATGCCTCGTTGGTAGAAAAGGATCCAGCAGAGGCGTTCATCGCCGCCGCTGTTGCAGCACCGGAAAAAACATCCCCGGCAAAATACCCGTTTGCGATGCCGCCGTTTAAGTATCCATTGGTATTCGCCGTCGTGATTGTTCCAGACCCTATCTGGCTGCCTTGGATTGTTCCGGCGTCGCCGCCGGTCTGTATCCGGTTGGCATAGACATTTCCGGTAAACGTTCCGTCTGTTGCGTATAGTTGGCCGTAGCTGTTTACGCGGAATTTACCGCCACCGAGGGCTATACCGTCCGCGCCGATGTACACACCGTCCACTGTCCCGTACAATTCCGACAGTTTGTTATAGATGGCGTTCTGTGTGATGGTAAACCCGCTGTCTTTGCTTCCGATGAACCCGGATGTTGCCGTTATCTTGCCGGTGATGTCTACACCGTCTTTCGTTGCCCTGAACACTTCCTGCCCGGAGCTTTCCAGCACAAACCCGTCCGCCGTCAAAGACCAACCAAAAGAGGCGGAATTGCCGCCGGTCTTCGTCACTCTCGCGGCGATCTCCTGTGCGTGCAGTTCCAAAGCCGCCCGCATTTCCGTTTCGCTCGCTTCTCTTGCCGTGACCTCCGCCTGAATGCTCGCGGCATTAACTCTAAGGCTTGCCCGCGTCTCGGCAAACTGCCGGGTGGTCTTCCGGTCGATCGGTGATTTGTAAGGGTACTCATGGTCAACCGCGTTCTCCTGCGGTGCGGCGATACGCGCCGCCATCAGTGTTGAGAAATTCGTTTCGTTGACATAGATTCCGGAGAAAACACCATTGATGGTAACGCCGTCGCCAAGCTCTGCCGCAGGGTCGAGCTTCGCCCATTCCGTGTCATACGGTCGATAGACAAACTCCCCGATGCTCTCTAAGATGTCGTTCGCCATCTGTTGAGAACCCCACGGGCAGTCAAGCTCTAAGACATTATCCCCGCTACCGGCCTCATAGTAGGAATCATCGTCAACGTTGATGCGGACTTTGGTGTATTTCGGCAGCTCCGGCGTGGTCGTGTACCCGGAGGCGCTTCGACCAATAAAAACCGATTCAGACAAGGATCCTGTCACCTCCGAACGTGAGGACATACCCGGCAGTATCCACGAGATAGTGTGTCTCAATGCCGATCTCATTCAGCCGGACAAGACGGAGCTTTCCATCGTCCGACATTATAAAGTTTCCGGCATACATTGCCGCGATGTATCCGAGGATTTCCCTCATAGCGTATCCGCCGGGATACTGCACCGGATACCCACGCTGCATGATGTCAAACGTGCGTGGATCGACCTCCACGCCAATATGCCCGGCAATAAGGCTTACAACGTCAATGTCCGTTTTGGGCCATTCGCCGATGTCCCCATTCACAGGAAAATCGTTCTCGGCCTTTAACATCGCGTCGTATCCGTGGAATACGATCTCGTCCGTGCTCTCCCCGTCGGAGCGCGTATCGATATAAAACACGCCCTTTGGTAGCCATTCGCTTTCCTTCGTGTCGTTCACGGCACGGATAAACGGCTTGATGGAGGACATTCTCTTGATCGTCGCCGTCGGCTTTACCATCGTGACATCGATTTCCGCGGCTACACAGCACCCGACCATCGGCTTATCGTCCGTGAAAAGGTGCTGCGTGGTCTTGATCTCTTTGAGCATGTTCCCGCCGTATCCGCCGGAATCGGAATCGTAGAAAATCCTCGTCCCGCCAAACGTGATATAGTCAGCGTGCTCGTCGATCAAATAAAACTCGTCGCCGATGACGAGCTTGGTCTCGAACCAATGCGTACCGGCGACGATCTCCTTGTATGTTGCGCTTGTGTTCTGCATGGCTCATCTCTCCACAAGGGCGAGCGCATCAATGTTCCAGCGTTCTTTCCCATCACCGAAAGATGTATCGACCGTAGCCTTGCCGGTGCTGTTGTACATCGTCGTGACTTGCGTGCCCTTTAACCACGGGTTTGTGTAGGTGACTTCGACGTACTCCGGCATAAGCGCCGGTAGAACGATCTCTGCGTCTTTGGTGTACAGTGGCTTAAACGTTGCATCAATGCGGAATTTCGTTGCGATCCGCGCCCGGTGCATCGTGTAGTCCATCGTGCGCCCCGCGTCCGAGCTGTCGCCGTCCTCTCGTGTCACGGTGTACCCGCCGCCGTCCAGATAGGGGAGCATATCAACGCCGTTGACAATCAGTTTCATTTACCGCGCCCCCTGTTCCGTTCTTCGCTGTAAGTGTACATGATCTCGCCGACCTTGCGCTTATCAAGGTAAACGTCGCTCGGTTTGATTTGTTCGTTGCCACGCGCAGTTAAACGGTCGAGAAGCGCGTCCAGCTTACTTTCCAACTCTGGGGATATACCATACCCATACCCGGAGGAAAACGCATTAGGCGGCACTACACCGCCCATAGCAACGGCGGGCATTTTCATGCTCAAACCGGCAAACTTATCCGCCATACGGTCAACGATGCCGTCCGCGACCATTGACACCCACTGTGTGTTTCTCTCAAGCGGAATGACGGCCTCCGAGCCATCTTCACCGGCAATAAACGGAGTACCCTTTTTGACGATGCCGCCCTTGGCGAGACGCGGAATAGATACAGAGCTTGCACGCCAGTTTATACCGCCGCCGCCGAAGAATTGCAAAACGCTGCTGAACGCCCCGACGAGGTTATTGAACATCGTAATAACGCCGTTTACAAACGCTTCCACAGTGCCAAGGATACTGTTGATAAGTGAAGCGCCCCAGCGTTTTATTTCAAGCCATACGTCGATCCACGCGCTCTTGATCTTTTCAAGCGCCGCAGACCAATCGCCGGTGGCGAAACCGTATACAACAGCGGCCAGCGTTTCAAAGATCGCCTTTATAAGTGACAATGCCGTGCGAATAGCGCCGACAATATTATTAAACGAATACTGAACGACGCCGTAAAGCAGAATGAATATTTGCGAAAGGACGTTGCCCTTTTCGGAAAGCGTTTTCAACGCATTGTCGAACCACCCGTTTACTATGCCGCTGATCTTGTCGAAAAACGCGGTGATGTCGTCCCACCACCCGGACAGGAATGAACCGAGAGCAAGGAACGCTCCGATTGCAAGTGGTATCCATGATCCTGTGAGAAGAGCAAGGGCAATCCCTATTTTGAGGAATCCTGTTGCCATCTTTACGCAAGTTTCCTTTGTCAGCTCCCCTGTTCCTATGAAGTCCTTGAACGCACTAACCAAATCAATGACGCCAAAAACAATAAGAGTAATTGCACCGGCGGTTTTCCCGAAAGCAAGACCAATCGCAAGTGCCGCGATGCCCTCCAACAGGTTTTTGATAAGACCGAGGTTGTTCTTGATCTTGTCGCTGATCGCTACATCTTCGTACTCGAACCCGCTGCCAGAACCGCCACCGCCGCCACCGGAGGACGAATCCTGTGCAATAGTCAGCGTATCAATGCCCATGAGCTGCTTTTTCATTTCCTTTGCAGCGCCAGCGCCGGAGGATAGATTGTCGCTCAACTTTCCCGTGTTGGTTATGGCTCGCTTGAATGTGCTTTTCCCACTAAGAGCCGCAAAGAACGCCGCGATAGCGTCCACAGCCTTTGTGATCCAGCCAATGAGCGTCTGCAATACCGGGATGACAGCAGTTAGAATTGGAGCGAACGCAGCGCCCCATGAGGCCTTTAGCCCCTGCAAAGACGCTTTCAGTTCGTTAATGCTTTTCTTCGTCTCCGGGTCGTTCTCGGCATAAGCCTTTACCGCTTCAATGGTGTATTGCTTTAGCTTTCGGAAAAGAACGAACAGCGAGCGGATACCAATGCCATATTTGAGCAGATTCTTCATGCCGCTTTTGATGGACTGCTGCGCACCTTCCATCGCGGCCTTGATGTCAGCGCCTTTGGACGCATCGGTGATTGTTTGCGTCAGCTCCCCGGCTCTTTTTTTCTGTTCTTCCAGCTCCGCCGTCTGCTGTTTCAGTTTGTCAACGATTTTCGCGTCCTGCGCTTCAAGCCTCTGTGCGGCTTTCTCTTTCTCCGCGAGAATCTTTTCCTGCTCGGAAAGCTGCGCTTTGATTTCCGCCTGCCGCTGGGTCTCTTCGATCCATGTCTGCGGATCAGCGTTGGCGTTAATTGCGGTTTTGGCCTCACTCTCGGCAAGGGAGGATTTTAGCTTTTCGACCTTATCATAAGCCTGTGCCGCCTCGTCCTGCGCCTGTTTGAGCTGTTCAACGATGGGTGCGCGTTTCGCCTCGCCGCTCTCCATGTTCTTTTTGAGTCTGTCCATGTCGCGTTGGAGTTTGTCCAATTCTTTGGCGGCTTGCCCGGCGTCTATTTCGACCGGGAATCTAAGTTCTGTCGCCATCGCATCACGTCCATTTCTTCAACATTTCTTCGTCCTCTGCTGTGTACTTCGTCGGGAGCGTTACCAGATCCCGATTCTGCCGCAGCCATTCCCGCTCGTATTTTTCGAGCTTTTTGCCTTTGGCAAGTTTCGAGCGCAGCGACACGATCTGCGAGAATGCGCAGTCCCCGCCGATCTCCATGTACGCGCCCATGAACGTCCACCAGTGGAGATATTCGACCGAGCGGCATTCATAACCGAGCACACGGTTGACCGGTGCAACGATATACGGGAAGTCCTTTTCCCAATCCACAAGGCGGGCGGATTTCTTCCCGTGCGGCTGTCCGAGATCGATAAACCAGAAGCTCTTCTCCAATGCTTCTGAATAGTCCGTCAGTGTTTCCCAATCGGGAAAAATCGTCTGTATTGTCGCCTCCGCCTTGTCCGCATCGGAAAAATCAGGGTCATTCAAGACCTCTATGAGATCGAGAATAACCCTGTAGTCCGAGCGTATCACATGATCTGCACCGCCGACGGAAAGCGACATCGGCAGGGAGTAGATCATTTCTTGAATTTTGCGAGATACTTTTGCAGCTTCGGATTCGTCTTTTTCTTTTCCGCCGTAAAGGTATCGTTCATGTTGTCGATGAGGCAGAGCATCAGGTTGCACCACACAGGCAGACCGTCCGCCATCGCGTAGGTGTTCATCGTGCCATACAGGGGAGTGCAAACGTCAAAGCCGAAAAGACCGTTGATAAGCTCTCGCATCTCCCCGTCCATCGCACGGGCGGCAGCAAAGATTTTCTTCGCGTCGTTCTCCCCGGCGAGCATCGACTGGTATTTGTCCTGCTGCTTGTCCATCGCGTCAAACGCATTAAAAACGCGCTCGATAAAGTCAATGTCGGTGAGGTTGAGCAACACCGTCACCTTTCCGTTGATGGAGATTTCCTGTACTCCGGTATCATGTCTAAGTTCAAGCATTGCTTAACCTCCAGTTCTCAGGCCGCCGGGGTAAACTCGATAGCGCCGCTGGTTCCCTTCGTCGCCGTGCCGATGGTGCGCTTGCCGCCGTAGGTCACATTGATGGGCATTCCGACGCTACCGCCACCCTCGCCGCCGAGACCAGTAACCTCGACCATGCAGGATTCGTAGCGCTCGGCAAATCCCGCGTAAGTGTGGACGATGAGCATGTCCATAGCCGCAAGCGCCATCGCGTCCTGATCGACAACGGCGAGCTTCCAAATCTTCTGCTGCGCCGCGTCGCCGCTGTCCAGCTCGCACGGCTCGAAAGACTGCGTAATGACAGGCTTCTTCATCGTGCCGTAGGTATCACCGAGAATGTCTTTCTTGCTCTCGGTAGACCAGTCGTATTCCTCGGAGCTGTCCTCCACGCGCTTGCCGATCACCGACCAAACAGGAGCGGAACTCGTGCCGGTATTCAGATAAGCGAGAAGCAGCTCACGTGCCACAGTCTGCCCCGCAGTAGTGGTAAACGTGTATTCAGCCATTCGTTAAATCACCTCGTAAATTAAAGTTAAAAGGATCTGGTGATCCTCTACGTCACCCTCATATCGGGCAAAAAGAGCCGCCGCCGTGTCGCGTTTGACTTTGCGCACGCGGATACCGTCCGCAATCGTCAGGCTATCCACGTTCGCCTCCGCCCACGCGCCGTATGCATCCAGCACTTCATCCGCGCTCATTCTCTCGTCGGCGTTCTTCGCCGGTACGCGGTAAATAAGTTTGTACTGATACTGCGCCTGATACGAGCCGTCGATAAACTGCTTGGTTTTGTACGCCGCCTGAATGGTGGAAATGCATAAACCGCTTTTCTCGCCCAACCATTCAAAGTCGAGCTTGGAAAGTGGTTTGTCCGGGTACGTATTCAACCATTGCCGAACGGCACGGCTCACGTCTGCATTTTCTTCCGCAGACACTAAGGTTTTTGGTTTCTGTTCATCCAAGGAAATGCTTCACCGCCTTTTCTGCGTCCCGCACCCACTGGTCTCCGTTTTTCTTGTAGGACGCCTCCATCCAATGGGACTGCGCCTTCGGGTGCATATTAGTCGTAAACACAAGATCGCGGTCTGTTGGCATTAGTTTCGTTCCCTTTTTATAGCGCAAACCAACGCCCGGTATGTTCATTGGGCCTTTGCCGGTGTCTCGGTTCACCATAACCTTGCCATACCAGAGATACCACACTTGATCTGCGGTATAGACGATCTCATTGCCATCCGTCCGCGTTCTGTTGGAGAAAACTCCAGTAAGAGCCGGTACGTATGGTTCAGTATCTGTCATAATCTGTTTGGCCATAGTGATCTCCGCCGCTTTACAGGCAGATTTGAAGTTTTCCCCGCTCACAGTTTTGATTTTTAGCGTGATCCTCATTTGCCGCCGACCTGCCAGTGCATCATGTCGCCGCCGAAATCCCGGACATCAACCGTGCTCACGTCAAACGCATAGTCGTATTTCTCTTGCAGCTGCGCAAGGCTCATCATTTCGGAGACCTCGCCTTTGACAAAGTACGTGGACGTAGAATTGCTATGTCCGCCGCTGTCCAGCGTCCACAAACCCTGTTGGTTCTCCGCCGCATAGAACGCTTTTGGCTCGACATACGTTTTCTTGTCGCCGGTCGTGCTGACAGCATCAACGGAAAAGGGGATGTAAAGAGTAGCGGCGTCAGCGTCGGCAAGCCCCGTCTTTGCAACGTTCGTTCCCTTGGACACGTCCAACAGCACACCACGCAGAATGGTAATGCTGTTGTGCATCTTTAGGTCGTCGTCCTCGTAGGAGTTAAAGACCGTGACAACATGTGGAAACACAGCGTCTACCCCCTCTGTACAAAAGCCCCGTCCACGCAAGATAATCCATGGCGATGTTTTCCAGCGTTTTCCGGGCGGCTTCCGCCGTCTCCGTTCCGCTTGCGTATGTCTTGCTCCACGCGCCTACGGTCTGGCTCTTTACCTCGCCGCCGCTCATGCTCTGCGCTTTGGCGTTCTCAATAATTTGATACTGTTCCGCCAGCGCACAGCAACACATAGCAAGCGCGTTGTCCGTGTCCGGGTAATCCTTCGCCTTGCCCATAGTATAGTAGTCGATAAAGGAGCTTGCCCGCGTTGCTGCGCGGGCAAACTCCTGTTCCGTCAGGGCGCTGCCGAGATATGTTTCGGTGTAAAACGTGTATGTTGCGTACATCTGCGCCCCTCCGGTTTATCAGCCCACGGTAACGGCAGCCGTGCCGGACTTCGCGCCGTCCTGCTTGGAAGTCGCGGTAACGGTCAGCGCAGTATTCGTCTCGTTGGAGGCGATAGTCAGCGTGCCGTTCTCGTCGATCTTCGTTCCAGCCTTAACAGCAGCCGTGCCGGAAACGCTCCACAGCACGCCGTTAGACACCGCGCCCTCGCCGGTCACAGCGGCGGCAAACGCCTTGCTCGCGCCCTTAGCAACGGTAGCGGTGGCCGGGGTAACGGTAACGGTGTTGACCGTACCGGCAGGAGCGTACACCGCGAACGGGCAGTATTTCGACAGGGTGTCGTTGTACGCCGTCTTCGGGTTCGGGATTTCCCAGCCGAGACGCATAACCGCACGCAGAGCGACCATGTCATTCTGCATGAGGTTGTAAACGATGGAGTTGTCGGAAGGATCCTGCACAACGCCCTGGTCGAAAATCTTGAACGTGATGTCCTGACGGATGGAATACACCAGCTCCGACCAGTCACCGGCAAACATAAGCGCCTTGGCAGTGTCGAAAGCACCATTGCGCGGGAAGTACATGGGGGAGCCGTCCAGCGCATAAGGCGTCGCGCCCTGCATATCGGTTTTGAAGATGGGATTGCCGTTCATGTCTTTCAGACCGCGCAGCTTCGCACGCATCTGGATAGCGGACATAATGCCGTTAACAAGATAGCCGCTCTCCTCGACCTTTGCGATCACGCCGCCTTCGGCGAGAAGGTCGTCATAGATGTACGGCGTCGCCGCCACAACGGAACCGGCTTTCGTGCAAGTCTCAAGGACGCTATCGCGCCAAGAGGTGGGCTTGTTCGTGCCGAACAGGATCGCGCCGTCAATGACCTTACCGAACGCCTCAACGAGACGCGGGCGGACTTCGCCCCAGATGTCATAATCGGCATCGTCAAGCACCGCCTCGGGAATGGGGACGATAACGGCGATCTCTTCGGCATAGATTTTCTTCTTGTCCCACTTCATCTTAGTGGTCTGCTTCATGCCGGTGTCGCCGTTCACGAAGTAGGCAGTGGGAAGCATGTCCAGAACGTTCATCGTCTGGGTCTTGCTGGTCATGTTGGGGAGGCGGCGGCCCATCTGGAGGACGGCGCTACCCTCGGTCACACCCTGAATGATCTCACGGGTGACAGGTTCGGGAATAAGACCGGAAAGGTCAGTTCTGTTTACAATGTTAGTAGCCATGTTTTACCTCACAAATTACTTAAATTTGCCCCGAATCAGGGCATTCATAGCGTCGTTCGTGCCGGTGGCACTATTGCCGCTGTTGCCAACGTGCGCGGACATATCCACACGCACGGAAGCGGGTTTTCGGTCTTTCAGAAACTCGTCGGCTGCCTTTTCAAAGCTCACCGTGTCCGTTACTTTCTGCCCGATCTTAAAGCAGTAAAATTCCAGCTCATCAGCCGAGACGCCCTTTGCGGTCAGATACTTTTCCCGCTCAAACTGCGTTACCTTCGCTTCTGCGGCAAGCCGCGCCGCCTTTTCGGTGTCGCGCTCTTTCTCGATTCCCTTGAGCTTGTCCGCTTCGCTCTGCTGATTGGCTTTCCAAGCCTTATAAGCGTTCATTTCTTCCTCGGTGGGCATTCCTTTGGTTGCCCGCGCGAGACGCTTTGCAACGATGGTATCTACTTCGGCCTGTGTAAAAGTAGCATCGTTCCCGCCCTCGGCGGTGTTGGGATTGGTATTCGGTTCTGCCATGATGATTCCTCCGTTTTCCGCCCGTCGGCGTATTCCGTTTATGCCCGTCGGCAAACAAAAAAGGAACGGGTGTAAAACTCGTTCCTTGAATGTTTTAAATTTCGGCTCGTGCGGGCGTTCCCTCCCGCGTCAACCGAGCCGGGCCAAACGCCCGGTGCCACAGCAGGCGAACCCGCCGTGCGCTCTTGCACGATTTAATGACGCCTTAGTTGGCAGCGCGAGTTGGGATTGAACCAACATCGACAGGATCAAAGCCTGTTGTGTTACCTTTGCACCATCGCGCTATAAATGCATGGCCGCTTTTGAGCAGTAGCGGCGCGGTATTTGTATCCCCTCCGCAGGGGCAAGACAGGGGGAAAGGAAGGAAGCCCTGCCAAAGCAAGACCGTTATTTCTGTACCCGCCACAAGGTCAGGCGGCGCTCTCTGTTATGCTTTTATCGTTGGTTTATTTATTAGACGCTTTCTGCGCCTCTCGCGCTTCTTTCGGCCCGAACTCTGCGATGTTTCCGCGCTCGTATTGTGGACGTAGCCCTGCCGCCTTGCTGAACGCCTCGTATTCCTCGTTTAGACGACGATACCGTACAGCCTTTGTGGTATACTCCTCATCGTCTCCGCGCCACTTGGCGGCTATCAGCTCACGTTTAACTTTACGCAGTGCCGCTTCAACCTGTCTTTGTTTTTGCGTTGCTTCGTAAAAGGTGTATTGCTTGCCCTCAAACTCAAAAGGCGGCGGGTCGATGTTCTCCAATTCCTCATCGGTGTATGTCCGCTCGGAAACGCCCTCGATCCAGATGTGGTACATATGGCGGCAGTTAGCGCCGCACAAGCCGTCCACCTCGTCAAGACCGCAGACCTCGTATATAGACGGGTAAATATCGCCGGTGCGGACGGAATAAACGCGCCCCTGCCATTTCTTGTGGCTCGCCCATGGCGTTTTGCCCTCTCCATCACGCGCCCCACGGTGCGCTGTAACCTCTCTGTATGGCGTGTCAAGCAGCGTCGCCGTCTGCTCGGTGTACTGCCGGGAAAGCTGGGTGACTCCCGTCATAACAGCTCGGCGGGCGGCAACGTCAACGCGGTTATGCCAGCCGGATTCATAGTCAACGTACTGCAAGCCGCTGTCCGTCAGCATCTTCGTTGCGTCACGGATCGCCACGTTATAGCTCTGCCCGCTCTCAACGCGCATCAAGGCGTCGTCAAGCACGCGCTGGTACATCCGTCCTATATCATCGACCTTTACCGTACCGTCCGGCGATCGGTACGCAAAGCCCATGCTTCGGGTAATGTTCGTCAGCTCTCCAAGCGTCTGCATCTCAATGGCGTTGATTTCCTGCATGAACAGGTCGGCATTGAAGTTGTTTTCGCCGAGAATGAGGTTGTCGTCGATCAGCGTATCAAAATACTGCTGATTGCGTTGAACGGCCTTGTTCCATGCGGCGTCAAACTCGCTCTGCGTGAGCTTTAGGGTCTTCCTGATATACTCGTTGATTTTCTTGTAATCATATCCCCGCCGCTGCAAAGACCGTATATGCTCTATTGCCGTCTCCGTCATTTCTCCGGTCATGGCAACACGGGAGCATATGTCCTCAAGGATTTGCTCTTCTAAACGCTGATAGAGCCGCATAAGCGGCAGTGGCAGGGAGTACATGAACTCCGGCGTGATCGGGTATTTCATTCATTTTCGCCCGATACAAGCGCCTCCATCTTCGGCAGGGCGGCTTTTGCCGTCGCCTCGTCTTCGTTCATATAGCGCATTCTGAACTCATACGGCTGCATGATCCCCATCTGCACCATACGCGCATCTCGGTTAAATTCTGATTCCTTGTCCTCAATGATGGAATCGTCGAAATCAACCGTGATCTCAACGTCCTCGTCCAGCCCGGCGTTCATGTAAGCATTACCCATTCGGAGTAGGACGCGGCACAGCTCAATGAGAACCCCCTCAAGGATGATCTCGTGCTTCTTAATCGTGCGGAACATCTCGGAGTTTTCGCTTATAATCTGCGTCGCTGTGGAGACGTTGCCATTGTCGTATTTGTAATGGTTCTCGCCAAACCCGCACTTGCTCGACAGGAGATTTAGCATATCCTGAATACCGGCGTTGTGTTCAGCCGTGCGGAGGTTCATATTGATCTCTTTTATGATATCGCCGTCCTTCCCGTCGGCGGGAAGAACATAAAAAACAACGTCGCTTGTATCGAAGAGCGGCTCTCCCGTGTGGAAATTCTTTGTCGCCTGCGGCTTGAGCATGACGCGCTTCTTGCCAAGCTGGAACTCGTTCACATAGCTGTCGTATGTCAGGTCAACACCCTTTAGCTGATCTATGGCGTTGGCAAATACCGAAATGCCCATCGGCAGGGTTGCATCAACGTTGTTGACGATGTTGAGCCGGTCAATGACGAACATCCGCTGCGTGAATGGCGTATGCACGACCGGGGCGACGTTTTCGAACCCCGGAACATCGGCAAGTTTCACCTCCGACAGGCTGCCCTTTGTGTCACGATACAGTAGGTTTTCGATGTCGTATGTGCCCTTGTCCGTCCGCTTGTGAATGCAGATGTAAAGGTACGAATCTTTTTTAATGGACTTGTGCGATCCGAACGCGCATTCGGTGACAATGCCGTTCTCCCATGTAAGGGGAAGGATAAGGTCAGCCGGGACATAGTCAATGCGGATTTCCCCGCCGCTGCCGTTCACCTTTCCCGTCTGCTCATCAACAGACGCATTAACGACCGTCGGCACATACGCGACCGTGCCGCGAGCCGCCTTGATCTCCTGCATCTCGTTCGATTTGACGGTGAAGTTGTTCCGCTCAAAAACGGAATCGATGAAATCCTGCTCTGGCTGCCCCTCAAGCGTTATCTTGCACTTTTCATTCAGCAAAAGGTTGGCCCAGTCCTCGCAGACCTTTTTCGCCATGCCGAGAGAGTACAGGCGGCACGGGACGTACTTCATGCCGTTCCAGATACGGTAACGGTGGAACTGCTTAACATACCCGTCGTACCATCTCTTCCAATTCTCTATGTAAGTGTAAAACTCTTCCGGCACGGTAGTATATCCTCGCGCCCGTAAAACCTCGTATATGTTCATGCTTTCACTCCATACAATCTAAATGCCCGCTCCATTCCGTACCGTGCAGCAGAAATAAAGTGGTCGTCTTTATCTGGATACCCGCTGATTACGTTTCCGTCTTTGTCTCGTTCGTATTCATAGTTGATAAACTCTTTATATGCCTCCGGCGTTCTCGCCGGGTCAATAACTATCCGGCGACATTGAAGCCATTTCATACCGTATTCAACACTACCGGGGCCTTTTATAGCGTTCCTTGCATCTAAGCCGCTTGCTCGTAAATCCGCAACGCTTTTCGGCTCTGCGCTGTCGCAAACGACAGGGAAGTCATCGTATCCGCGCTCTTTTATCCATGCGGCATTATCCGCATTGCTCGTCTTATTGCTCCGGTGTTCGTCGACGAAATACAACGTCTCATGCGCCACGTCATAATGCATACGCAGAAAGGCGAAAGGATCAGGATACCAACCGAAGTCAACGCCCTGATATATCCGGTCAAATCGCGCTATCTCATCATCCGTGATCGTCCGCGCTGTGATGTTGTCAAATACGTTTCCGCCGTCGCCGTTCGGGATGCCGAGATATTCATGCTCATATGCCGCCGGGTTGACATCTTTGAGATGTTCCGCGTCGTTGAGAAACACCGTGCCGAGCCATTCCGGGGGCGCTTCAAGGTACGTCGAATGATGCCGCACCCGGTTTTCGTTTGGCTCTAACATCTGCTGGTTTACCCAATTGGCGCGGCTCTTCGGCGGGTTATAGGATGCAAAGAAATAGGAATCAACACCGCCGCGGAGAATGGATTGCTTCACGCTTCGCAGCTCCGCAGCTCCGGCAAACTGGTCAAGCTCTTCCACCCACAGAATACCGATATGACCAAACGGCGGCTTTATGGATTTCAGCTTTACAGGATCATCACACCCACGGAAATAAATCTTCTGTCCGGTCTTTTTGAGCGTGATTTCAAGAGGCGAAACCTTAAAATCAAAGTCTCCCGCTATGCCAAGTTCATTGATAGCCCATTGGATTTGCGAATAAACGCTATCTTTCAGCGTGTTCGTCTGCTTGCGGACGATGCAGGCGTGCATCATCGGATTGTTTTCCACAAGCTCAGGAATCTTGAGAGATATAAAGGACGATTTCAGACCGGCACGACCGCCATCAAAGATGTAATCCCTGTTCGGGATGATCTGCCGGTTTATATCAACAAACGCCTTGCCGATAAGCTCGGCGGGTATTTTGCAGGGTCTGTCCTCTGCCGCGCCCTCGCTCGTCCATGTCTCCCAGCGGTCAACGGCTCTGTCATCGCCGCTTATCGCCTTGCCGTATACGCCCGCTACAATAGCTGCATTACACGTCATGTCCTCGTCATCAATGGCGAGACCGGCGCGCGTGATCTGGCTTTTGAGTTTTTCCGGCGCGGGCTGCTGCGCTATCGACTTTGCAAGAGATGCAAGGCTCTTGTTAGCTCTCTTTGTTTCCCCAGAGACTATGCCGCCCTTTCGCCCATTTCTCGCCGCCATCTCGCCGCTTTTGAACTGCGTATCGCGTCCTTTTTTTAAGTTCTCGTCCTGTTTGGGATTGCGTGGCATACCCTCCCTCCCTTGAAAATAAAAAATCGCCGTTCTGAATTATCAAAACGACGATTGCTGTTAAATTAAAATGGCAAGCGGGCGGATTTCAACCGCCATCTCCGCTTTCGCGGTGTTTTCACTCGTAAACTACTGCTTGCCGTGCCTATTATTCCACACACTTGTTATCCTGTCAATCAGTTTCTTTTCTTTATCACTTAGACTCTTTGTGCCGTGTTCATCATGGATATAACCGAAGTGTGTATGCTCTTTCTCTTTCTTCCCATCAATATAATGCGGCTGACCATTAAGATCAATCGTTTTATAGCGTTTATTCTCTTTATCGTAAAAAGAAATAAATTTTATAACATTCCGGCTATTAACCGTAACATATATGCGCTTTTTTGTTTGTGTCTCAAGCGGCGCTTTTGCATTGTCAGCAAGCCGGTATTTTACAAACTTGATATTGCCATCCTGCAATACCGTTTTGTACTCGCTGCTGTATGGGTGCTTGCCTGCGCCGCTTGCTGCACCTCTGCTGCCCATTATCTAACTCTCCATGTTGCAGAGTTTTTGCGTGTTCGGTAATATGTCTTGCCGTTTACTGTCACTTCAAGCTTTCCGCTGCTCATTGCGTTCTTAAGCGCCGAAGAAAGCGTATTTGTTTCTTTCTGTTTCTGCGCTTTTTTCGCCTTATCTTTCAAACTGTTCATATAAGAATTGACGGCTGCACGTTTGTCAACGGCTTTCTGTGCGTTCTTCTGCACCTGTGCGCGGTTGAATCGCGCTACACCGGAAGTATAAGGGCTGACACTCTGCGATTCTGCTCTAAGCTGATCGGCCGTCAGACGGTGAAGCTCTTTATACGCGGCTTTCGTTTCGGTCTCGTCAAACCCAAGCCCTTTTATGGTCTCGACATTCCGCGTGTATTCCCGCTTTGTTGCGTCTCCGGCGTCTACTGCGAAACTTGCGGCGTTTGCCCTGCGTATAAGATTGTTATCAAGGCTTGGCGCACCGCCTTTTGATACGCCGCTGCTTGCTCCACGTCCGCCCATCAGCTTTATCCTCCGAATCTCTCCGTGTTGTGGTTTGCAATGTAACTCACGCCACACGGGAATTTATATCCTATATCGCCGCCATAACATACGACGTGCGACGGCCTCAACCGTTTTATTGCCTCATCCATACCCGCGAACCATATACCACCGGCGTTTTTATCGCGCTTGACGCCTATCGTGCTAACGGAAACTACACCGCCCGGCTCAATGCCGTCGAAGCAAAAATCAAAGCTTCGTTCATCCGCCCATTGCAATGTCGGAATAACTGCTATGCCAGCGTCCTGCATGATCTGCCCAATCAGCCTAGAACGGTACACGTTCCATATCTGCATGGCGAGCGGCATATCCAGATAGAGCGAAAAGTCCGGCGTGAGAACACAATCGAACATACCAAGTTTATCAATGTACTTGTCGGGCGTTGTCCATACCCGCTCAAATTGGTAATCGTCGATATAGAAGTGTATACCTTTGTCGTAGTCTTCGCTCGTGAGCATATAGTTAAAAGAGATCAAATCCTCTGGTATGTGGTCTGTTGCTTTCAATGTTGGCATGTCCCACTTGCCAGCGGCGCGTTCCGCGTCATAATCGCGCAGATTCATTTTACTGTACGTCTTCTCTCGTTCGTCGCCGTAATAGCCGTCGTCCTCTTCTTCCTCCGTCTCATCGGCATAGCCGAGAAAACCTAGGTCAAGGCCCGGAAGCTCCAAGGACAGCATTTTCTTGTCAAAACTGCTGTCCATCGCTGTCTTGTTGTGGGCGATGGTATACTCCCGGCGCTGCTTGTCGGTCAGATGGTCGAGCCGTATGCACGGCGCTTCTTTTATACCCATCTGCCGCAGAGCCTCAAAGCGTCCGTGCCCCTCTACAATGGTGTTGGACTTGCCCCATACAGCGATAGGGTCGTTCATCCCATACCGAGCGATGGATTCCTTGATCTCGTCGATTTGCTCTTGTGGATGCTCTTTTGTGTTGTTGGCATACGGCTTTATCTCGTCCAGCCGCAGTGTGACTACTTCCATCTCCGCCGCCCCCTCCGCTGCGTACGGCTTTCCCGCCTTTCGGCTTCGCCCAAAACAAAAAGCCACGCGTTGGCGCTCGGTGATCGTCCGGCGTCTCTGCGTGGCTTTGCTTATTAACATTATATCACGGGTTTTCCGGAATGTCACTGACAGAATACTGACAATTTACCTTCCTCCGTGCCGTGCAATATTGTACCCCTCAAGCGCTCGTGTCGCCTTGCGCCATACCGTTCGCTCATCGCAGCCTAACTCATTGCTCAGCCGGTCAACGCCGTCCCTCTGCTTGTCGATGTACAGCACATCCAAAATACGGCGCTCCTCGTCGGTCAGCGCGGCAAGGGCTTGCTTCGTCAGCCGCACCTCCGATTCTGCAAAGCGGAGATTGTCGGACAATAGATCGATCAGGCAAATGCTGTTGTTCATGCGTTCTTCGTGCGATGTGCCGCCGCCCTGCACCGGGGCCGTCCCCGTGGACGCGCTCTTGATGGATGTCATGCGGTCGCGCTCCATGTCGATCTCTTCCGGTATGGACAGGATCGCCGCCTCGTTTTTCCGTAGGTTGAAAAGGTCGGCCTTGCATTTCATTTTCCAGAGTTCGTTCACTTTCTCACCTCGTCATTTAATGTTAAACACGCTGTGCCGCGTTTTTATTTACGGCAGGTCTGTTTATATTTCCCAACCAAACTCGTCCTTTATGGCGTCTCTGACCATCCAGATGTTGAGATTGCCGCTTCCGACGCTCTCCCGGATGTTCGCCACCTCCGCCGACAGCTTGTTCACGTCCTCTTGCGATGGATGGAAGCACTCCATCCATGCCCAGACGAAGATCGTCATGGCGATGGACACGGCCTTGTGCATGGAGACGTCTTTCGGCTTGCGCTTGGATTTACTGCTCATAGCGTATCTCCTTTACATAGTTCCAGCTCTGCGGCGGTCTCATTAGATTGCACTTCGTACATTCTGAACACTTCGGCATTGCCATTCCGAGATTGTCAAAGTAACATTCTCTGCTATGTTTCTTGAACTCAGATATTTCTTTCGGCTTGTCGTAGATTTTCAGATCGGAGATATGCCAGCCGAACCCTGGGTTTCCGCCCAAATACGCATAGATCTCCTCCTCCGTTAAGCACGCCTCTTCGAGGAGCCGCCCGATTGGAGATTCCCAATCTCCGTTGTTTGCAATTCGATATTCCGGTTCTCCGCCACGTCTGGTGAAGCCAACACGCGCCAGCCAGACGATACCATCGCACACAAACTCGCCAATGACTTTCCCGCCGCCATAAAAGCCTTGCTTTCCCACCAGCGCGAAGAAATCCTCGTGTTCAAATCGCGGCTTCGTGCAGTAGATATAGCACTTGAACGGCGTTTCCAGCTTCGGTCGCGCCCTCCGAACCTCCATGGTCTTTTCACCATTTGCGATTAACTCGCACCAGCGGGGTCGGATGCTTATCATTACTGCTTTACTCATCGGTTCTCCTTTCTCCGATTTTGTTATCGTCAACAAAATCGGCTCTCCTTTTTCCGTAGCTGCAAAAATGTTCCGGGAAAACAATCATGTATCCGTCTTGCGATGCTTCCGGACATCTGCAAGCGCGGCAGTTATTCAGATAAATTTCCTTTTCGAGCTTGTCTAACTCCCTCGAAAACTTGCAGTCCTTGCAATGTACGACCGGCTCATACCCCAGCTGCACCGCCATTCTCTTAAACTGGCTGCGGGTGGGGCGGTCTATGGTGGGCGCATCCTCTATCAGTTTTCGGGCTTTCCCCGGCTCTCCTTCGTGCTGCCGGTCGTATTCAGCAAGCAGATCGTCAGCGTCAATCAAGCGCATGGTCTTTTACTCCTTCGTATTTTGCGATCAGCATATTGAGATTGCGCAGTCCTCGCATTGTAATAAGATTATCTTCGTACAGGTTGTCGCGGAGTGAAAGAAGTTCGGAGACGGGGACAGCGGCAACGGTCGGAAGATATTCTGCATACTCCAGCACGGATTCAATGCCGAGGACGAAGACCTCGCTCCCGTGTTCCTTGTCGTAATGGTCGAGCCGAATCGGGTACTTGTTCAGCTCGTCAGCGTCAATCAGGCGCATATTCTTCACCTTCCCTTCTTTTTCGGAGATGTTCACGAATAAAATAAGAATAAATGTTCAGCAACACGCCTTCTTCGGTTTCGTTGAGGGAAATGCCCATCATCGCATATTCCGGCCTTAGCAAAATGTGGATCATAGCCTCCTCCCACTGCGCAAGACTGGCTACGTCACTTACTACCATTGTCTTCCTCCTTTACTTCATGCAGGATTCACAGTCGTTCATGTTTACCACCATCCCAAAATCTTGCTTATGACCGCGAGCCATAACGCATCGGCTATGCAGAACAGCGCGTGGGCTATGTTGTGATGAACGGTTTTCTCATACCACGGCGTAAACAATAACGATATCATATACAGAACGCTCATTCCGCCCATCCTCTCTTTGCACATTGGCCATTGCAGTGATGCAAGTGCTCGCACCGGTAACACGCGCAGTCGGCGCATGTGAAGTCATCCTCGCACTCGCAGTCGAAATATCGCGGATTGAATTTGATTTCACACTTTGCGCAGATGTCAATACCGTGCTTCATTCGGCACCGTCCATTTTTGCGCCGCAGTTGGGGCAGTAGTTCGGAACGATTCCAACGGTAGGATATTTCTCGCCGCAAATACTGCAAGTTGCTGTCTCCCAAAACCCGCCTTGTTTATCTGCCCACCACCCATGCCATACAGGAGCAACGTCGGCGGCGGGAATTTCATAGAGCGCGTTTCTTGTCGCTTCATAGTTGCCGTAAGAAAGCTGCACCGCTCTTATTGCTTCGTGCCGTGAAATGTATTCATCCATTATCTGCATCTCCTTTCGGCGGTTCATTCCGCACCGTCCATTTTTGCGCCGCAATGGGGACAGAACGCGCTTTCTCCCATAAATGTGTTTGGCGCAAGACAAATTGAGCAACTATAGGGCTGATAAAAATCGTGTAAAACGCCCTTCCAATCTTCCCGTTTTACGACAAGCGGCACCCATTTCCCGTGCTGTGCAACTGGCTCATATTGGTTGCACTCTGCACAAGGTTGATTACCAGCCGCTCGACAAACGAGATAATGATCGCAGCTTGGGCAGATGCTTTCTGTTCCTGCCTTGATTGTCTGGTGGATATCAATCATTTTCTTCACCCTCCACTCTTCATCCGTCCATCTTTGCTCCACAGTTTGGGCAGTAATTCCCGTCGCGCACATAAAACGCCATAGCATAAGCTTCACGCCCGCAGCACGAGCACTTTACCATTTCAAACTGCTCAGAGCAGTTTTCATAGCGAGAATGCACCCACTTTCCGTGCCGTACAGGAGCAACGTCAGCGGCCGGAAAGTTTGAAATCGTCTCGCGCGCGTCATGCAGAGAAATCAACGTTCCGTTTACGTTCATCATGTCATCAACATTGAACTTACGAAGCAACCGCTCGCGTTCCATGTATTCAGCCATCGTTTTCTCCTTTCGGCGCTTCATTCTGCATCGTCCATTCTCGGCATGGATGATGTCAGCATCCAATGCGTTACCTCGCAGGCAATTTTAGACGGCAATTCCCAGCGTTTTGTTTTGCTGTGATACCACGCCATAAAGACCACGTTAAGCGGTTTGCATCCGGCAATAACGGGGTTTTCGTCCGGTTCAGGCAGTCTGTCCTCGACGCTTATCCATTGCGGGACGGAGACGGCGGCAGGAATTGAAAGCAATCTCCGGACATCCCTTGACGTGTGACCATCCCACGGCTTTCCTTTGTCCAATTCCTTGCACTGAAACAGATCCCAGTCTTTTAGTTCATAGTGGTATGTGTAACATCCTTCGTCGGTGTCGAACCCCATAATGAACCATCCCCCGCCGAAAGGAACGCTGCCGTCCTCATGCCGCTTGCTTTTCCATGCATTCGGATTGTTTTTGGCAAGAGCGGCAGACAGAATAAGCCTTTGCTCATACAAGTCTGCGAAAGTGTGGTATCCATCTGAGATTTTTTCGACATCAATAGTGGGAGCATTTGCAATTTGCTCTGCATCTACATAGCCATAAGCGCCCTCGGCATTAGCCTCTTTTATGAGTGCGTTTGCGTCAATCAACCGCATTTTTCTTGACGCCTTTTCCACAACATTCATTGTTATACCTCCTGTTCCATGCATCAATAACCGTTTCTACGGCGTTGCTTTCTTGCCACATGACGTCCGTCATAATCATTGTGCCTACATAGCATTTAGAGCAAATTACTCTCACGCCGTCATTTACAAGCAGCCGTGCTTTACCGCCGCAGAACGGGCAAGGTTTAAGCTCCTCCATTGTCAGCCCTCCTGTTCCACGCTCTTATGGCTCTAAACTCGAACATTTTTGTCTTGCCGCGCCGATGACATCGGAGGCACTCAATGTAAAACTTTCTGTTTCCATCGGCGCCATAGCCGCTTTCCTGCCACTCTTTCAGGGAATATACCTCAGCATTGTTTGGGTACTCGGTATATCCGCTGAAGGAACGCTTTTCTTCGTCATTGGTGCGGCTGCCCCACAGCCAGCACGGCATACCGAACTTCCAGCCGTGTATCGTGTGCTTGATGCTGACGGCCACGAGATTTCTTTCATCCATTTTGCACCGTTCCTCCTGTTGTGCTGGTGTGGTGGTTTTGCAGCTTCGGACAAACCGTGCATTGACCGTTGCAATATTCCCATCCTCCGCCGCAGGGGCGCATTCCCATCGGAAGCGTTGTTCCAGCGTTTTCGGTAATGGGCGGTACTCGCAGACGAAACAGCGTTTCGATGCGCTGCCCATTTTTCGGCGGACTGTTCCATGACACAGTACGGGCAAGCTCAAAATGCTTCATGCATTCTGCAAACGTCAGCCCAAGCGCCCTCTCGACCAATTCGCTGCCCACCCATTCCCCCAATAGAAGCCGACGCATCGTGTCATTGTCCTCACGCATGATCTTTTCGACGTTGTTTGGTTCAGGTATCATCACGGGTTTCCTTTCTTTTGATTTTTTGTGCCGTGCTCCGGTATTTCTGCGGGAGAGGGAATACGGTTAAGAGTACGTCGTTATTGAAAATGTACACGTTGTTGCAGTAGATGCGGAGAATGCCTTTTGCTTCTTTGTAAGTCATGTAATCAGCTCCTTTTCGTATTTGCAGAATGTCATGTCGCAGTCCTTCCTGTCCGCGCACACGCTGCATCCGTGCGATTTGGAGAAGCGGAAAAACTCTGCGGCGGTTCTTGCCGGGTAAACCTTGCGGACGGCAGTTTTCTCGGTTTTCGGCTTCTTGACTTCCACAGGCGCTTTTTTCGGCTTTCTGCCCTGCCTCATGTGTTCGGCTCTTGCCGCTCTCACTTCGTTTGCGAGACAGCCGCAGGATCGCGTTTGCCCGTAAATGATGTTGTTCTGCATGATGATCTTTTCCGTTCCGCAGTCGCAGCGGACGCGCCAGAAAATAAAGCCCTTCCTGTCCGGCACATCGGCAAGGCCGAGGACAACGAGCCGCCCGAACCGCTGACCTGTCAGGTCTTTTCTCGGTCGTGCCTTTATAGCCGCCCTTGCCTTTTCGAGCTTTACCCGCGAAGCATCGGAGTTCAAACAGCCGCAGGATTTCGTTTTTCCGCTCCGCAGTGAATACCCGGCGAGCACCTTTTCCGTCCCGCAATCGCATTTGCAGAGCCAGTGCGCGCCGTCGTGCTCGGAGTGGTCGTATCGTATGACCGTCAGGCGCCCGAAGCGCTGCCCGGTAAGGTCAATTCGTTTCATCCGAGCCTCCGCTTGGCGTAGAGTGCCATCAAAAGCGCCTCCGCCATTCCGTCATGCTCCTTGCGGCAGCCCGGCGGGATCAAATTCACGCCGGGGAAAAGCCGCTTGCAGACCTCGATGGACGTGTTCTTGTCCGCCGTGACGGAAAATTCCTTCTTCCACTTCTGCGGGCGGACGAGCTCATACGGTATCTCGTAGGCTTCGAGCATCCCTTGCAGCCAGCCGAATCCCTCGCCGAAATGGAACATGGACGTAACCCCCTGCCCCGGCATGGCGCTGACGTGCTCCAGGCAGCACACCGCCTTTTCTCCGCGCAGATCGGAGAGAATGCAGCGGTAGGTGTCGCGGTCATACCGGAACGTCTGTACCTCCTCCCCGTCCAGAATGGCAATGCCGCCGTTCTTGCCGGGGTCTATGCCGATGTAAGTCATCGGATATCGCCTCCCCATTGTTCGGCCATTGCCTCCGCAATGCCGGGAAATGTTTTGCTGCGAACTTTTCCGCTTCTGCTATATGTATCTTCCCACGTTCGCGCTTTTCCGCTTGGCATCACACCGTACATCTCGGCGTTGTTTGGTTTTGGCAGCCCGTTTTCGCATAGATTCGGCAGATTCGTCAACCATAAACAGGTCGCCTTTGTGACATAGTTTTCCTTGTCATCCGGCGAAGTGGCGAACATGTACGGGTGAATAATCTGGTCTGGTTTCCGATATGCCGTGTTTAGAAACCCGACCGGATTTTCTATTGCAATACGATCGGCATTCGCCAACAAAAACTGCATGAAGAACACCGCGCCTCTCGCCCGTTCTTCCCATCGGGAAACGACTTTCTCCGGCGGGGTACAGCGCAAAGAAAAGCTTCGGGTAGCAACATTGGACAGATAGGTGCAAGGCGGATGCGCGATCAGCAAGTCCCATCGGCCTATATCATGCATTTTCCCGTCCATGGTGTTCACTTGCCCCCCCTCTATGGCCTTTAGTGCGTCGCCGAGAATGTGCCATTCGGGATGACCGCCGGACGGCTCCTGAATATCGCAGCTGTACGCCTCGTGACCGCGCTTGCGAAATGCGATGCACACCCGCTGCGATTCTTCGCAGGCAATCAGGACTTTCATTCTTCCGCCTCTACGATCTCGCCATTACTGGCGGCAAATGCCTCTTCCGTCTGTCGGATGATGCTGCCGCCGTAGGAATCGCGCGTCAGAGCGAAGAACTCTTCGGGCGTCATTTCATCGCTGTCGATGTCAACGTCATGCTGCCGGGCGAACTCCCGCCTTCCCTGCTCGCAGCTCCCGGTAAGGCGGTGGTGCCACGAGAAAAAGTCCGTTGCCGGGCGTTTGACGCCGGGCTTGAACTCTTTGCAGAACGCCGCGATGTGCTCCTCCGTCGGCATATCGTCAAAGAGCTTTTTAAGAAGCGCCTCCCGCGCTTTGTGCAGCGTCTCGCCATGGGCAAACGTGTTGCCCTGCTTGCACACAAAAGTCGGGGCAAGCGAAAAATCGTGCCGAACAATAAAACCCCTCGCCGCGTTGCCGATGATGCTGGTGAGAATCGTCGGTACGTCGTCGATCATATCGACCGGCTGACCGTTAATGGATTTTAAGCCGGGGCCGCAGTGCGCGAAGATGACGATGCCGTAGCCGTGGCCAGTGCCGTGGCCGGTGCCGTAGCCGGTGCCGTGGCCGTAGCCGTAGCCGGTGCCGGTGCCGTAGCCGTAGCCGGTGCCGTAGCCGTAGCCGGTGCCGTAGCCGTAGCT